GGTAATCCGCTGGATCGCCGGCGTGCCGGTCTCGGCCCGCGCCGTCTGTTCACCCGCCCAGCCGGATGCCACGCCGAGCGTATCCACCAGCCGCTCGTAGGACGGGTTGCTGACCTGCGTCACCCGGACGAGGCCGCGCAGCGGCGAGATTTCCTTGACCCGCCGCAGGATGGTCGCGTTGATCGATTCCGGCACCGCGACGCCGCCCGACGTGGTGTTGCCGACGAAATCGGCGTCAACCGCCTTGCTCTCCAGTTCCTGCCAGGCACCCTTGTAGCGCACGCCGCGCAGGAACGCCTTGCGGCGCTCGACTTCCTCGGGCGAGTGCCCGCCGCCGCCATCACCGCCCGACCGCGTCATGCGGTTGAGTTTGGTTTCCATCGCCACGCGCTTGACCTCGGCATCTGCAAGGTCCGCCGCGATCCGGTCGACCGTCGCGCGATCGACCGGATCGGACTCGCCGAACTTCTTCACCGCGAGATCAACCTCGGCAAGTTTCTTCTGCAGGGCCTCGTAGCCACTGCCCAGCGTCTCGATCAGCTGATCGAGCTTCACATCGTCGGACATCGTCCGCTCCTTCATTTTGCCATGATGCGTGCGAGCTGCGCCAGTCGCAGCTCCAGACCGACGGCCGACCTGAGTTTCGGCGCATCCCGCGCCGCGCCCAGATCCATCGCCCGCGACACCGCCGCCTTGGCGTCGCGCGCCGACAGCCCCGCATCCCGCAAGGCCCGTTCGATATCGCGCTCGGTCATGCTCGCGACCGCGTCGCGCAGCTTGACCGAGTCGACAAGGGCCGCCGCGTTCGCAGGAAACGTCACGACCGACACTTCCCACAGTTCCGCCTCGGTGATCGTCCTGATCCCGGTCTGCCGATCGACAGACGCATCGCGCGTCAGGTATCCGATACTCAGCCCCTGCACTGCACCGTGACGCAGGAACGCAAACACGTCGCGACCTCGCGTCGTCTCGCGCAGCACCGTGCCCGCGACGCGCAGACCGACGTCATCCGCTACGGTCGACTCCCACACGCCGATCGGCTCGTCAGCATCATGCTGCCACAGCATCGGCAGTTTGCGGGCCGTCTCGGCCATCTGCGCGAGCGTCACCTCGAATGCGCCAGGTGCAACGATGTCGCCGTTGCCGTCCACGTTCCCGAATATTGCACCGTATCCTTCGATGCGACCGGTGCTCTCGTCGGCCTTGACCTCGAGCATCGTCTCAAGCCTTGCCAGATGATGCATCCGCAGCCCTCCCGATATTCAGCCCGATCCGCAGATCATCCCCGCCTGGCAGTGGCGCCAGCCCGTCGCGCGCCCGCAGCTCGTTCGCTGTGCGCAGCCCGGACTCGATCCGCGAGCGATCCGCCGTCGCCTGGTCAAGCTCTGAGGCGCGCTCCATCCGCGTGCGGCTGAACCGCGCCGCAAGCTGTCCCGGCCCGTCGAGCACGTCGCGGTCGAGCGCCATCTCCCACATGCACAGCCACGGCTCGATCGTATGGGAAAGATGCGCCCGCATCATCGCCTCGACAGAAGCGAATGCCTGCGTCTTGTCATCGACGCCAAGCACCGCCGGCAGCACGCCGAGCGCGGCGCATATCTCGATCACCTGGTGTTTGCGGGTCTCTACCGCCTGCGCATCGACTGCCGACAGGCTCATCGCCTGGAATTTCAGACCCCGGTCGAGCACCGGCACACCGAACATCGCGCCGCGCGACGTCGCAGTGCGCCACTTGTCGCGCAAATTGGTCAGCTGTTCGTCGGTCAGATCGTTGTCGGTGGTCAGTACCCCACTCGGCCGCGATCCATTGCCGAACACCTTCGCCTGCCCGCCTTCTGCAGCGCGCGCCAATCCGATCGATTCACGCGCCACGCGCCAGGTGGCGATGCTCGCGTCGGCCGCGCCGAACGGCATCCGCCGCAGGTGCAGCACCTCGCGCTGACCAAGCTCGCGCAGCGTGCCGTCCGGCGACGTGACCCGATAGATCAGCGACAGGTCTCGCGCCTCGGTAACGCTCCATGCCCCGGGCTGGACCGGCCAGAGCGCCGACGTCCGGCCGGCGACGGTCTCGCGCACCGCCAGCGCCTCGCCCCACAGCATGGCGCGGGCCGTCATCATCCACCGCCATTCCCACGACGTTTGCCGGTCGTTCGGCCGGCTGGCGAGCAGACTCCGCATCTGGTCCGACGCCGGCAGCGCCACCTCCTGGTTACCGCGCAGCGCGAACACCTCGAGCGGCAGCTTGGCGACGTCATCAGCAACTCGCCGGACGCAGGCCAGCACCGCGCCAACCTCCAGTGCCGTGGAGGAGGTCACCGCGACGCCGGATTCCGTGGCATTGCCCGCCAGCGCGTCGCGCCACGAAACCAGATCGAAGCCGGTCGATTTCCGTGACGGAGAGGCGCGGCGTCGGCTGAACGGCCACATTCAGAGCACGACCAGTTCGCGCCGCGACAGATAGCTGTCATTGCCGCCAGATACCGGGTTCTTCGCCATCAGCATCACGGCATTGAGGGTCGCAACCAGCGGATCGATCTTGCTCTTGCCGGCTGTCTGCTTGGTGATCAGCACCGCGTTACCACGCTGCTCTACCCTAGCGTTGCCGACACACCACGTCATCAGACGCTGGCCACAATGGGTCGCCGTGCCGTCCTTCAGCTTCCGCTCGAGCGTCCATATCGCCGGCGACAGGCGCGACCCCTGACCGATGCCGACCAGTTGCGCATCGCTCAAACCGCGCGCCGCCAGCTCGTCGACCAGCGCGCCTACCCCGTAGGGATCGAGTCCGACCGCGGCGGCCTCCGGTAGCAGCCGCGCGTCCGCCAGCCGCTCGACGATGTCGGCTACGTCGACGATGTCCTGCGTCGACGTCGCGCAGATCGTCAGGTCGCCATCTGCCCGGAAATCGCGCAATGACGGCGCAATTTCCTTGCGCTTTTGAAGCGCCTCCGGCTGCGCCCAGGCATGTGCCCAGATGCGCCAGACCCGGTTGACACGATCACGGCCGATCACCGCCAGGCCGAGCAGATCGTCGAGACCGCCGCCGTCGATGCCCGCGACGCAAACGTCCGAGCGGGCGATCAGCTCATCTAGGCTCATCGGTTCGGCGGCGCCCAGCCAGTAATCTGCACCGATCCAGCGGTCGGAGTGCAGCGCAATACCGATCTGGATGTTGAGGTGTTGCGAAGCCCAGCGGCGTTCCTCGTCCGCGCCCTTGCTGCGCGCGACCGCAAAATCATCGCGCAGCCGCTCGATGGTGATCGATCGCCCGAGATTGGGCAGCACCATCGGCCAGAGCGACTCGTCGCGCCACGGTGCCAGATCGTCGGATTGGATCGATTCCGGGAACTCGTAGAGCACCGGCAGGGTGCGCGCGTCCGGATGACGCCCGTCGCGCACCTCGCGCGCATAGGTCAGCTCGGCCCGGAACACGCCGGCGGGCGGACGCTCCGACTGCGTGGTGATGAACACCAGCACACTCTCGGGATTGGCCATCAGACCGCCGCGCACCTGGCCGATCACGCCTGATGCATGGCCGTGTGCCGACATGACGTGCAGCTCGTCGACGATCGCCACCGATGGTTTCTGCCCGGTCATCACGTCGGCAGAGAAACTCCGGATCCTGAGCGAGGCGTTGGACAGACGGCAGGTGATGGTCTTGCGGTGTGTCTGCACGTGGAATCGCTTCTGCAGGTAGCCCTCTGGATCGGCGTTGATCATGCCGACCGCCTGCTCGAAACACAGTTCGGCGACGGCCTGCGTCGGCCCGACGATCAGCATGTCGGCGTTCGGGCGCGTGTTCATCAGCATCAGCGTCAACCCCAGCGCCGCCGAATTGGTGGTCTTGGAATTTTTCTTCGGCACCAGGATGAACACCTCACCGACCCGCCTACGGCCGGTCTGCGCGTCGATCGATCCGCAGACCGCGCGCACGATAGACCTGAACCAGTCACCCGCGGCCTCGGCGAGCGCCGGCTGGCCCGGCACGTCTGGCAAATGCAACATGTCGAACGTTGCGGCACCGCGGGCCGCCGCCGCCTCGTCGAGCGGCAGATCCGGCACCAGGCTGCGACCGTCGCGCAACCGCGCCTCCCAGTCCGGGCACGCAAGCAACCAGTCGCTCACTGGCATCAGTGGCTGGTCTCCGGCAGGCCGATATCGGCCCACCTGGACGGCATCGACGTCGCAGCGAGCGACGCCAGGCTTTTCTTGCCCGGCTTCTGCAGATTCGGCGGCGCGGCGCGACCGCGCCTCAACACATCGTTCAGCAGCGTGCGCACCGATCCGGCATGCCCCTCGCGCATCCGATGCATCAGCACCTGCAACGCCATCGCCTCGACGATGTCGGCACCAGCGATCAGCTCCCGGGAAAAATGTTTCACCAGCGTCTTCACATCACAGCCAAGATAGCCGGCTACCCGTTCCTGCGACCAACCAGCCGCACGTAGCACAGACACAAGCTCCTGATTTTGCTTTGTTTTCGCGAACTGCGGACGCCCCCACCGTTCCCGTATCTGGGTGATCGGCGCCCCGAACAGATCACGATCGTCATCCAATCCGAATCCCCCCCCAAAAAAAATCTACGCGTTTT